ACTATTGCCGATACTGTTTTGTACAAATCCTCCATTTTAACCGAGCGCGTTATATATTTTTCTGGTTGTGTCGTCATTTTTAATCACACCAAAATCGCCGTTAGCTGGCGCATGGTAGGAATCGGAGTTGTAATAGGTAATGTATTTTGTTTCGCTGGCATTCTTATTCAGATAATCCACCAGGTCTTTCAGGTAAGTGCCGCCGGTTTTGCAGGCTTTTTCTTTCTTTACTTCCAAAAGACTATTCGGTGCAGTGGTTTTATCCTGCCGTCCTTTAGTTTGAATTACTACGAATGCATCCATCTGGAATTCCACGGCCATTTCACCACACGCTTCGCCAATTGTGAGGTATGCAATTGCAGGGTTGATCAACTCAATCAATGCAGCATGATCCTCTGAAAGGGCATCTCCTGTCTTGATGGCTGTCTTCAGCTCCGCGAATAGTTCAGGAGAAATTGCAGGCTTGATGTGCAGATCTTCCACCCGCTTCATGATGGAAGAGAGGGAAAGATAAGTAAGGCGTGAGCCTTTTATATTGTAGTGCTTTTGAAATTCGTAAGCGCTGTTAATGAAAAACTTTTTGTAGTCGGTATAGGCTGTGGATCCCGACCAGATAGTATAAGTAGATCTCTTCGCTTCCAGGTAAGTGAGCAAAGTTTCTAATCCGTTGAATCCTTTCTTCAGAAAATAGTCAATCAGGTCATTTATTTGCCATTGCCACGCGGTTTTGTTGTCTGCGTCGGTCACGATGTGAACCCCGGTTTCTGAAATTTGCACCTGGTTAAGGATAATATAGTTAGCCAGGGCAAGGTTTATCAATGGTTTTTGAACCTTTTCGACAAGATTCTGAATGTCAAGATTGGTAGAATCACCTTCATAAGCTGTCACCAATGCTTCATATTGCTCCTGTCCCAGATATTTTACTATGTATTCCTCTTCTGCATCGATTATGTCGGGCATCAAAGAATCAAGATCAGTGGCGGCATTCACTGATACATATTTTTTTACTTCGGTTATTGTCTTAAACAGTGGCATTTGATTCTGGTTTTTTAGATAGGCTTCTGTCTTCCGGGTTCAACTTGTCGGCAGTCTTCGCCTCGTTGTATCTGAAAAGGAATCTTAGTTTTGGATCCCAATTATTGTAGTCGCGGATAAAATACAGCGGTTCGAGAATGATATCACGGTGCATCTGGCAAAGCGTCTGGTACATATTGAAAGCTTCGCGTTTGTCGCTTCCGGATCCTGCACCCATGCCTTTTCCAATGCTGTAGCCTACCAATGAAGGATCGACGCCCAGCGCATAAAGTAAGTGAGAACTTGCTTCGGCACTGTCTTCGATGTACATATCGCTGTTATTCTTAGTACCCAGCTCATTCACTATCCACTTTCCATATTCTTTTCCGTCCTCGTCGGCCATGTATGAGGAGAATAATGATTTGAATGATCCATCTGCACCGCTCATCACGTCTTCAAATTGCTTCAACTCCTCGTTAATCTTTTCTTTTTTCTCTACCAAAGGCATGGATTCCCAGTCGCGGTACTTCCATTCCCAGAATGTATTGGGGATTTGGATATGATATTTTAAAGTAATCTGATTTTCGAAAAGGTACTTTTTGAATTTTGGAATTGATTGTGCAACGTCGAGCCATCCGGAGGAGCGAACAGAATTCCAGTGCGCAAGCTGGTAATAAGTTTTGCCTGGTGTCGGATAGGAGATTGGGTAAATAACTTTGTGTTCACCCATCGCCTTCAGATTTCCTACTGCGTCGAAGTACGGATCCAGTACTGGTACTTTGGTTGTGGTTTTATCGGAGTCAGACTTGAAGTTTCCCCAACATGCGTTGATGTAGCAATAATCTACTAGTCCGCTATCTGGATTTTGAATTCCCCACCTGCTGTATGCAGATTCCTGCTCTGAAATACCTACAATTTTATTGAGGTCTTTGGACAAAATAAGCTCAGGGAATGGATTGTAGAACCAATAGAAGTCCGTGATAGATTCAATAAGATACCTGTTTAGGTTTGTCATCCTCTTGAAGTCTTCGAAAGGCTGGTAGTAAACAGGCTTTACAATTTCATTTCCTTTGTCGTCCAGATCCTGGAACATGGCAGTATATAAGCCTCCGGAGTAAAGTAGTTCCGCCTTTTTCCCCAGCGTCGAAGGGATGATAGTGTTCTTTGAACACTCTTCAATAACGGTTTGAGGAAATAAATTATCATCCCCCCATCGTGCAATCCTACCATTCCTGACTGTATAGTCATCCACAATAGGAGATGTTGGGCGTGTTGACTTATCGTTCTTGATGGTCACCAGTGCTTTGGAACCTTTCAATACTGCCGATAAGCCATCTTCACTTATTACGATACTCATTAATAGTATACTTTTTTAGAGTTGAATTCTGTGATCAATCTTATGTGCACCTTCCTGATCTGGCTGGTGCCACAAATGAAAATATTCCTTGTGCGGTGCTTGTAATGGTTTGGTCTTGTGGATTTGTTGTGGACAAGATTCACTTCAACCTTATTGGCTTCCAATGAATTGTCTTTTTCACTTGTGGTTACTTGTGCAACTTCTTGTGCACTACCGCTCTGTATTCCCTTTTCAATCCTGATCACCTCGCCCCCTTTCTTTCTCTTCCTATCCAGCGTGATGAAAGTAATTGAGAAGGGCACTTCCCTTTTCGACATGTCTTCCAAAACTTCCTTAAGTGAAATCAGCGGTACTACCGGCATCAATTGAATATTTCTGCTAAGTAGCGGGATCCTTTATACTAAAAAAAGGACAGGGTTTTTAAAAAGTCTAGTCCAGTTTAGAAATAACTAAACTTTTGAAAACAAGGATATTGAAATTTTTTATGCAATTTTTTCAATAAGAATAGCCACGAAAACCCAGCCGGCCACTGAGTTGATTTCCGCAATTGCCAAAATCATTTTTTTACGATATATGAGGGGGCGGCCTTCAATCCTGCCTACATCACGAAATCAGGGGTTTTTCTTATTAATGATGTGAATAATTGGCTTACTAGTATATCAGCAGTGTCGCTATAGTGTGTGGCCTCTTGTTGTGGTACATTGATATTCTTTTCTGATGATTTATCCTTTACTATACCACGTGGCCCCTGCATAACGGGTGCTTGCAACATGGAAATTATAAGCTCTTTACAATTGTATTTATTAAAGGATATAATAGGCACCCTACTATCCTTACGCTCCAATAGCCTCTGCCATAGTAGATACTTCTCTTGGTGTGTTGGTGCTGCCTTGCCCTTACTTACCATATAGCACCTCCATCCTGCCTTTAACAGTTTCAAAGAAAACTGGGCACTATATGTCTTGTCGCTATTGGCCATACTTGTATTGCCTGTGTGGTCGTATGCAAAAAACACCTCCTTACATGTGTGATGTTGGTAATAAGCTATGAATTTTGCGGCTAGGTGATCAAGATACTCAGGATGTAGTACGTGAAGACACTTGATAAATTTGACCTCATTTTTAGCCCTATGCCATTGGGCTATTGACATGCAATTAATTCTACTACCCCAATCTACGGCTATATGCAAAGGCATTGTCTTGACACAATCACCATCCTGACGCGAATCATCTGAAATTTTGCTTAGATCATAGTCTATGTTTTGAAGAAATGAATTATTAAAGGCAGTATAGGTATGAATTTCCGTATTGAAGGCAGGATAAAAGCCACCCTCTATTTTATCAGGCCTCTTATTAAGAATTTCCGTTTCGAAGATGAAATCAGGCATTGTCCTTTTCATCTTCCGTAGATAGTTCTCACCTAATATCGCGACATTTTCAATTGATGAAAATTCACTATAGTAAATGCAATCTTTTTGAAGCTCAGCGAGGTTTTTTTGATACTTCCTTATTTCAGTTGCAATTGCAAGTTTCTTAGACGTCGATATATTGGTGTCACCCAAAATTCTAAGCTTCAAAATCTCGTATTGATATCCTCTTATCAATTTAATTTGCTCTGGATCTACTTGCTTGTCCATTTCCAGAATCCACTTCGCGTCTGCAACCGTGGGCATGGATGTAGTAAATGTCTCGCTGGCGTAAAATGGCAAATGACCGTATCTATCTTGGTCGGCTCTTATTGTCGGGAATGTTTCATCCAGGTACTTCTTCCTATTCAGGTATTTGGCCTCATCACCAATAATCCAGGATATATTCAATCCATTTGAAGAACCTATAAGATCCTGACTCACCAGGTGAACGCCTGCACCGTTGCAAACTGAAATATAATGGTCATAAGAAGGCGGCGGTTCGAATGGTTCTTTCCACTTCCACTTCCTAGGCGGCCTTTTGCCGATAAAATAATGTTTATCCTTAATAAATCCCAGTTTTTCCCACGCGGCAATAGTGGAAGGGAGCGTGCGAGTTAGAATCTGCTGATATGTTTCGCCTATTATTGCCCCTTTTGACCTGGGCATCTCAACAATGTTCCTTCGGCTTCTCCTTGCCAAAGGCCCTGATGACTTTCCTGTACCACGACCCCAAACGCCGTAAAAGACGTTCGCGTCTATCAATTGTTCGTCCAGTTGGGCCTTATTGAAGTAAACTTTTCTTTCTAAAATATCAGCCATTGAACTCGTCCAGGTTAATTTGTTGTTTCTTTTTCTTCACCTTGAACTTTTCAAACAATTCTGCAATGTTTTCAACCGGTTTTAATCCAATATCCTCAGGATTACCAGTGATGGATATATTAACCTGGTTCAAAACAACATCCCAATCGGGCTGCGCAAATTCATCTTCACTACCTCCATTAAGCTCAAATAGAAATTTGATGTATTCCAGGATCAGTTTTGCATTTTTGCCCTTGCTGGCAATTTTCAAACCCGCCATTGCGAATCTCTCCAAAATATACTTTTTCCCTTCCTTCCTGGCTTTGTGTATATCCCCAAATAGATTTATTGCATTGGCAATGTCCTGGTAGGCTGTTGATCGTTTTATATTAAATAGTTCGACAAGCTTATTTGCAACATCTTCGCGGTCGTTGATGTCTTCCGTATCTATCAGCATGGTGAATGCGGCTTCCCATCTCTTGCGCTGATCTTGTTCGTGTTGCTTCAGTTTGATTGGCGTGCTCTCATCATAGGACCTAAGGATACGGTCAAAAGTAGTACCTTCATAGTTTCGGAAGGCTGGGCGCGACTTATCTAATTCTTCGCTCATTGATTAATCCCCAATTCCTTTTCTAAAATCTGTTTTTGCTTCATCCACACCGCGACATCATCGGCTCGTTTCTTATTTTTCTTCTGCTTCGATATCCTGGATCTGATATTCTGAAGCTCCTTTAGTTTTTGCTCAGGGCTTAGGTGGGTAAAATCGTAAAGTTCCTTTACAGGAGGTTCCGAAGGAGGATTCAGTATTTTTTCGATCTGATCGGTCAATTCCTCAATTCTTAAAGCTGAATCATATCGCTCCTTGTCAGTTGACAATAATTCCAGATTGTTGTGCAAAAAGCTTCTTTCGTTATAAAGCGGCCGCAGTTTTTGATTTTGTTCCTCAGAACATACTGCCTTGTAAATTCCTTCCTTCAGATCCTTCAACTCATCAGTCAATTCCTCATTTTCATTGGTTAGGTCATCCACCTGCTCTTCCAGCTCCTCTACGCGCTCTACTGCTTCATCCCTTTCATTTTCGATAATTATCAAATCATCTTCAGAAATTTCCAAAACCGGCTTTTTACTTTCCGAAACAATGGTTTTGGTTTCCGATGGCAGTTCCGGAATTCCTTCAGCAATCTTGCCGAGCTCGTAAACTAAGTTTTCATACAGTTCTCCTCTTGCAAAAGCTTTCTTCAAAGCTTGAAGAGTACCGTACTTATCATACAATTGTCTTCCTGTTTCAAAGTCGGAAGGATTGCGCAACCATTCGTGTATTGTCATATTCTGTCGAAAACCATTATCGTATTACTAAACCAGGTGCAATTGCTTGCATGAGCGCGCAGGTAATTACTTTGCTCAATATTGTATTTCAATCCTTTCTCCTCAATCTTTTTGATAATGTATGAATTATCGGCACAGTTTACATGTCCATCACCACCTTGGCCAGGCACCGCCCACGACAATACAAGTTTGCTGTTACAAACTTTCGTGATGTTGTAAACGAAGATATCTTCAAACTCATAAGGGATGTGTTCTCCTACTTCCAGGCACAGTACTTGCCCCTTTTCTACAAAACCATAGTCAGTAGTGAGATCGATAGGGTAGATTGGCCTAGTCAACGCTATTTCACTTATACCTGGTGTGCCTTCATAGCTATAGACGAAATGCCCCCTTTTCTCCAAAAATTCAGAATAAAAACCAATACCACATCCCAGATCCATTATCGGGTTTGATTTATCGAAAATATCATTCAAAGCCTTAGCTAGTGCCAAACTATGTACGTGTCCCCAAATTGCTGTATTTAGATCCCAGATCCCGTTGCTGACTACCATTTTCTTTTAATTCGTGCCCATTCCGTATTTCTGGGACATTACTTTAAATCCTACTTCTGATTCCAGATATATCATACAATTAATTTTCCTTCCTGAACATCACTCTCCCACATCGTACCATCTGGCCTTACCTGGCTTACCAGGTTGGTGGGAAACAAAGCATATACTTTCAATTGATTGGTTGGGAATATGATGTTGGCGAGCTGCTCATCAATCTGCATTTCCTGTTTTGCCAATTGTTTATGAAGGATCCTGAAAGCTTCCTTCGTCCTGATCATGAATCCCTGTGTACCCCAAACATAGTTGGGCACCACCCAGTATTTATTGATTTGCTTTTTGTGGGTTCCAAACCCGTCGTGCTCGTTGCAGCCCAGGTATACAAATTGCCAGTCTGCAGGAAGCTGTTTGATGGCCTTTTCCATGTATCTGGTGAACCCAGGCGAAAAGGTGACATCGTCTTCAAAAACACAAATAGACTCGTACCCATTTCGGTATGCTTCTGTGATCAGTCTGTAATGAGATTGGTAACAACCTATCATTCCAGGCGTAAGCTGGGGTTTACCTTCAATGTACAATTCATACGCCTGCCCATCTACTGCGCTTACTCGCTCAGCTCCATGAATGCCGGCTAGGGACAATTCATGGAGCGCATGCCGCAGGCGTTCCGGCCTTCTGTCTAGGTTTACGAGGAATACTTTATCAAAATTTAGGGAAAGGAGGGGATGGGTTACATTGGTAACTCCTATTGATTCCTTATTGCCCCCCGACTTACATCCCTTTATAAGATTTGCCCAGTGCCAGGTAGAAATATATTGTTTCAATTCTTCCTGAGACATCGATTTTACTTTCAGATATTCTTTTTCATTGTTCTTGAAATCGCTGTGCTTGTCTGAGCTGTCAGGCCCTATATGGTGATCCATGTGGTATAATGGGCCTTTGATCCTTGCGAGCTTGAAACCAAGCTTTTTGAATCGCTCATATCTCTCATAGTCTTCCGGTCCGTATGAAATCATGTATTGATTTTCCATACCGCCTTCGATGAAAGATTCCTTATCCCAAAAGATCGCGCCGCCTACACTTACTTGTTCGTGCATATGCCGAGGAAAATCTAAATTTTCGACACTATTTAGTGATTTGTCGATTGCAACGACATTAAACATCGACCTTCCGACCCTGAAGAACCTTCCATCGTAAGGATAAACACCTACAGCCTTTTTGTCCCTAATGGCCTCAACTGCCTTCAGGATCTGTTCTGGTTGGATCAGTATATCTGCATCCCAGTTCGCTACAATTGGCGTTTTGGCTCTCACTGCCATTTTATTCAGCATCCTTGTGCGCTCGAATTTGTTGGAAGGATTCTGCTCAAAAACATAATCCACCCGCTTTGCAAATGATTCGAAACGCGGCGTGCTATCCATTTCCATCACGATGATGTTTGTATCGAAATACTTCTGAAGAAACTGTACTGTAAGATCCAAATTCTCAATCCTGTGCTGATGGTCATATTTTACGGGAATCGTAAAAGTGACATCTGACAGGTCGATTTTCTTTATATAAACTGATGGAAACTTTACCCACGAAGATGGCACCACGTCCTTTTCGGAATGAGTGGTGGCGAGTTTACCGGCATACCACTTGTCAGGCGCTATTACAATTTTAGCTTCTGACGAACCCAAATAGGCACCCCACCAGGCAAAGGTTGAGTTTGATATAATGAAGTCCCGGCAACAAGACATCAGGCAGAGGTCTTCAATATCTGAGTTGCCTTCTGAAAAGGAAACCTGGCGCCCTGGTTTGAAATTCTCCTTGCACCATTCTATATCATCGGAAAATACCAGAATTGGTTGATCGTGATTTAAGGTACTTAAGGCAGAATAGTAATAATCAAGAGGAAGATTAATATAATTAGGATTTTGGATATAATCACCCCTTCTAACATGTACAGCGCATGTATTCGCCAGGGAATATTTCTTTTCGGAAACGCTTCTTTTAAACTCCTCTTTAAAAACGAAAGGATGAACATCCCAAAACTTTTCACTTTGGAAATAGCCGTGGATGTCCACATCTTTTCCAGTATCCAATATATAATCAGCATAGTGATGTTGCGGTTCATAAAAATTGACCGATGGCTTCATTTCATCCGCCTGGGGGATGGCACTGTCGAAGTATTCTGCATAAGGCCATTTTGGAAAGCAATAGTCTACGCCGTGCTTTCTGGCCAGTGCTATCGTGGCGGCAATCTGGAAAAGCTGATTGCCCAGCCGCCCGTATTTGTTGAGGTTCGAGAAAGTAAACATTATGCCAACTCCCTTTTAAGTACCTGCTTAAAAACTTCGTGGCTCTCTGGCTTCAAGAGCCTCGCGCAGTATTTGAAAACTTCCTCAACGCCTCCCTTGCTAAATGCTGTCTTCAACCGGCTTTCGTGGTTTACCTGTACCGTGGATGGCATTTTCATTCGGTAATTGCCTTTCGGGTTGATTGGCTGTCCATCTACCAGCTTTTGACCGGATAGTATAAGGTCTGCACCGCTTATTGAAGAGAAGTAAGTTGAGTTGATAAATTCCTTCGGCATCTGATTTGCCAGCTTCCGGAAGAATTTAAGGGTTTTCTTTTTAGCCATGCACAAATTTGTGCACCGGCAATTGCCAAAAAAAGGACAGGGTTTTGAATAGGTGTCAGGGATCAGGTTTCAGGTATCAGGTGTGGCAATTTGTTAGGTTATTGGTATATTCGAAGTATGAAAAAAATGACTTTTATAGCGGCTGCAAATACGGAGTTAAAAGAAAAACTAGAAGAGGCTGATAGCTTTATGAGAGAAATCACTATCTCCATTATTTTTGATCTTCAAATGCAGAGAAAAGCTCAGATAATACTGGCAATAGAAGCGAAAGGATTACAATACAATAATGAAACTATGAAACGAATGACAATAACTAAATTAGGGTCAAAAAGTACTTTATACTATGACTGGGGACTACCCTCCGAGATACTGATTTGCAAATGGGACGATGACGTGAACACGTTTTTTGAGGAAGGCAAAATAAAAGTAACACTCGGATAATGGAATACTTAGTAGAAAAATTTATTATGTCAGGATTTGCCTACCATTATCTCAATACATTTGAAACATGGGACGTGAAGATATCTGATTCATCAGAACAAAGAGCCAAAGACATAGCCAAAAAATTATCAGAAGATGAAAATGCAAAATATCGTGTACGCAGCTTTTATTCTGGGAATATTTTATTCACTATAGATTGTAGATCTGCCAACTAATTACTTTACACATATACCCAAAAAAAGAAGCCACCAAATAGGTGGCTTTTTTCATTAATTATATAACCCTTTTATAAGCTAAATGAAGGTATTCTTTATCCTACTAATATTTCTATATCCTGGAAGTCGTTGGACTCTCCTGTTCCATATGGTGAACTACCAGTTAAATCCACCTGGCCTTTGAATATCGGGCAAGGTCCCTTTCTTGCTGATTGGAAAGTGAATGTACTTCCCTTTCTGCTGGACGATTCTTTGCCGGTAGTACCAGGGTTGGTAATCATTTTTGCAGGGTATCCGGCGTGTCCTAGCAATCTTACTTGCCCGTCTACTTCCGGTACCAGGAAGATCAAAGAACTGTTCTTTGCCCACTGTCTGAATCCTTCTACCTCTGCCTTGCTCCCAGGCATGAAGAACTCAACTGAATTGAGGAAGGATTTACCGTCCATCTCACCTTGTAGCTCAGACTTCAATTCGCCGGCCTCAAGCGTCACGTAAATCTTTTTGAAGGATTTACCAGCTTTCATCACAATGTTTTGGGTGATGGTCACAAGATCTGCAAACTCACCAGTTCCTGTTGAATCATCAACAACTGGTTTTGGCAGGTCTTCAATCCATGCCAGTGGGGCCGCATATATATACTGCTGAATACCGGCGGTATTATCACTGCCGTCTTCGTGGTCTAGGTCAACAACATTTATTGCCATTTCTTATTTTTCTATAGTTGTGTGAAAATATTTAAAGGTTACTTTAGCCCCTTTTTTGGCCTCAACTGACACCGGATCCACATCGTGGTATGCTACAATGCCTTTGTCGTTGATCTTGCTTGGAGCTATTGAGCTATCCAGGTGCAGTATCAATCCCTCAGGTGTTTCGCGTACCAATGCTTCGGCTGGGAAATTCACGTCCTTATGTCCGTGTGTTTTCCCGATGAAAGTACCGCTGGCCTTCCAAAGACCAGCGTTTACTTTTTCAGTTAAGGTTAATATCAGTGGCATCAGCTACTAAGAGTAGTAAGTTGAGTTTTGCGCGCCCAAACCAGAACCAGCGGAAGTTGTAGAAACAAACACCCATTGATTCACCCAGAAACCGTATCCCAACCAGAACTCCATAAAGATTTTCAGTTTGTAGTCTGCTTTTTGGATGTCTGTAACTTGCGGGAAGTCGAAGATATCTGTCAACTTCAGCATGTTGCCGTCAGGAGTTGAGAAGATTGTATCATCATTAAGATTGTCCAATCCTACAATTGTCCTTTTACCAAGTCTGGTTTTGAACATGTCGCCATCTTTTATCAAAGTATTTGCACCGTACTTGTCTTCATAGTTCAATGCATATCTTTCAGCGTTTGCGGTGCTCATGAAGATAATTTTGATATACTTAGCCATTTTTTTAGGAATAGCTCTCTCAAACTTTGTTACCTGGTCAACGATGTTAGAATCAGTAAGCGCCGCCAGCTGAATCTTATACATTGGATTGTCAACGTTTGCTTTTCCGGCTGTCAACACTGCACTCAAACCATTCATAGACTTTCCGTAAGTCTCAAGGTCGTTTGCATCATACACACCATTGATCGAAAGATCATTAAGATCCTGAGTGATGGCAGGCTTCAATTCTTGCTCAACAATATACTTGCTGATAGATTTATCTTCCAGGCTCTTATCCTCCTCATTCATCTCAGCCAACCAGCTGTGCTCAATGTCTGAAGGCACAATAGGAAAGTTGATTTTTTGATGATAAGCGGTGAGCTCATTTACCTTTATCAAGGTACTTCCAAGCTCGTTCCATACATTTTTGAAACCTTGAATCACGTGACCTGTCACGCTGTGAAATGCAGGGAACTTCCCTTTAATTTTTGTGATCGACTTGCAATACTTGTTCAATTGAACCTCATCGCCGTAGATCGCTGGCATTATTGCCTTATTGTTCGCTCTGAAATATGCGCCCAGTTCGGTTTGTACCTGATCAATGTTTAGTGCCATTGCTGATTATTAAGTTTTAAGTGTTATTGGTTAAAAATTGGTTGAAGGACGTTGATAATTATTTTCCTATAGACTGCAAGGTCTTATTGTGCTCTGCATTAGGGTCAACCCACGAAACAGCTGGCTCAATCTCATCCTTTTCCTTTTTAGGATTGGTCGATAATGCACCAGGCTGAGCGCCGTAAGTCTCTGCTTTTAGCTTCCAATCGTCCCTTTCGGCTGTAAGTGCCGTGACCTGGGCTGAAAGATCGGTGACATGAACGTTCATGTCTGTTGCTGCGTCACAGGCAATTTTGTGCTCAGCTGTCAGCCTTGCGTTTTCTGCCTCCAATGCCGCCTTTGCTGCCTGCAATGCTGCTACTTCTGCATTAAATTTTTCAAAGTGTTCTTCGCTCACTGCAGGAAGATCCTTTTCGCTTGCGGATGCTGTAAAACCTACTAAGGCCAGGAGCGCCGCCCATGATGCTTTGAATTTCATTGATGAATAGTTATAGTTATAATTAAATGATTGGTTAGTCTTTGCTAATTCAGTGACGCGCTCCACTGCATATTCAAATGTTCCGATCGCATCGATAAGGCCGTATTTGACGGCATCTTCGGCCAGGTATACTTTACCTGTCAATACATTTTCTTTGTCAAGATCCAGTTTTGCACCTCTGTTTTGCTTTACTGATGCAAGGAAAATATCATTAAGAGGATTAAGCATTTCCTCTTTTATTGGGGTTGGATTCCCATTCAAAGCCTCTATGTATGCCTTATTTTTGTCCTTTGAATCATCGGCATAAATCTCAATGATTTCACCATAAGGTTTTCTCATGGATATCATTGTTCCTATGCTTCCGATCCTGGCCGTTTTCCCGCTGGCGATAATCTCCTTTGCTGAAGATCCGATCCAGTAAGCCGCAGAAGCCATCAATCCGTCTACATATGTGACGATTGGTTTCTTTGCTCCCTGAACAACCTGCGAAAAATCTTCGGTACCGTGAACGGCGCCTCCTGGTGATTCAACCCAAAGAATAGAACCATTGATATTACGGTGTCCATCAGCCTCTTTTAGCTGCTTTGCCATGGTGGCCGTGCCAGCGGAACCGCAATAGTCATCCTTCATGAGGGCTCCTTTCACCCTAATCACTGCAATAGAACCCGCCGGCGCATCATCAAATGATGAATAACCCGCGGTTATTTGTTTGGTTGACGCATCGAATGAAACAGCTACAAATTCTTCTACCTCGTCGTCTTCGTCATTTTTCTGTAAAAAGGAAGAAATCTCTTTGCCCTCCATAAAATTTATGGCAATAGGTAAAAGACCTTCAGCGGCAGATTTTTCAATCAACCATGGAGATCTTAAAATTTGAGAGATTAAAAGAAAATTTTTCTTCATTTGTGCTATCACACCGGTTTAGTCAGTGTAAAGCAAATGAATGAGTGATGCTAAAAAAAGGACAGGGTTTTCAGGAGGCATCAGCTATCAGGCGTCAGCTATCAGGAACAAAAAACCCTCTTACAAAGAGGGCTCTTTCATTTAGTCAATCCAAAACAAGAATGAAAAAAACAATTACTGAATTATGGAATCAATGGCCTTGATCGATTGAAGTATCTTGGTGAGCTTATCCAGAGCCGAAGCCTCATCCACCGACAAGCATGCCTTCAAGACAGCGTAGTTGTCAGTGACCGTCTTCAACTTCTTCTGTACCCCTTCAGCTTCCGTTTGCAGCGAGTTGTACTTGCTGACAAGAGAAGCATAGTTGGAAGAAAGGGTATCATATACCGACTTAAGTACTGTTTCGGCAACTGGAGGAGCTGCCGCCTCGATTAATGTAATTTCGATCGGATTATCGATACCAGTGTACGAGGCTTTGCTTTCTACAGACAACCTATGTGCGCCAGCTGTCAAAGAAACTTCTTCGGTGATCGAGCCCCAATAAGATCCTCCAAACCTGCTTTCCAACGCATCCGGAGTTCCAACCGTGTAGGTTAGAACCTTATCGTCCACTGCCACAATGTAGGCGCCTGCCATATTGTTATTCCTGGATTTGTCGCCCAGTCTCACCTTTTGCACGATCTTATATTTGCCTGCCACAGGCGCGCTGATTGCAAACTCTACCTTGTCGCCTGTGTCGGGCAAGAGTATAGCAGTGCCGGAAAGCTTTATTGTGCCGTTTGCACCCGATTCCTTTACTATTTTGAATGTTGAAACTTCTATGTTCATTTGATTTTATGCTAAAATGTATGGATTCACTCTTTCTGATTTAGGTACACCTTCGTCGTAGTCGCAACAGAATAGAAGGCCGCAATATGCTCCGCCTGGTCCATCCTTGGCGTCGTTGCTTCCGACTTCAGCGCCTGTTGGTGTATAGGATGGAAGGTTCGGCAAAGCGCGACGGATTCTTGCCCATATTTCATCGTCCTGCCAGTAGATGTTGAGCGGTGCGAAATAGAGGTCTGAGAAATATTGTCTTCCTGAGAATATGCCGTTGAACGGTGCATTTCGATAAGTCAGCTTGTTGCCTGAAGGACCGGTATCGTAGTTCAAAATAAATTTCTTGACGGCTGTTTTCAACAGACACTTGCCACCTGAATAGTCGTACAGGTTTCCGTATCCTGTTCTTTGGAAAGAGTCGGCGATCAGACCGGCCCTTTGGAGGGATATAGATCCATAGTGAAATGCTTTTTGAGGATCTGCGTCCTTATCGCCGCGATAATATTCCCATGGATGCCCGTCGGTTGTAAGGCCTAAGTGCATAAATTCCCTATAAAACGTAGCTGCAGATATTCTCAATAACTCGTTTTTTGTTTTTCCTGAAAGCGTTGAGGGTACGTTACCAGCTGTATAGTTTGAACAGCCTATCCGTGCTGAAAACAATTCCACATCAAACCTTCTGTTGTTTACAATCTCAGCGCTCTTTTTAGACCCGTATCGCCCGTCGTATAATCGACATGGATCGCCATCATCGTCTACAGTTGTGGCATTAAGATTAAAGGCGACTCCGTAGCTCGTAAGTGTATAAGTGTCAGGATTGGTCTTCGTCAGCCGGTCAGACCATATGAGCCCCATGTCGTAGTTCACATCTTCATTCCAGAAGATCGCAGCGTTTACCAACCAAGCCTCAATTGCGGATTTCTGTTCTGTAGTGCAAAAGCTACGGACGTAGTCATATGCATTTCTTATTCTTTCCAGCCATTGAGTTGTTTCGAAAGATCCATTTCCATCCCGGATGACATGATTTACCCAGCGGGAACCTGTAAAGTCGAGATTGGGCAAGGAAATCTGATCCATAAGGGCGGCAATGGCTGCATTGATGTAGGCTGTGCCGGTTCCGGCAGATTGCCTTTCCAATACCCTGCCGACAAATCCAGCGCTTTGGATCATTTTCCCATAGAAGTTTGGCAAAGGGGAAAAACTCTTCTGAACCGTGCCGGTCCCGGATGGTCCCGGATATCGGTCAATCTTAAAATTGTTCTGCCCGTCATTCTTCAGCTTGTTGGCCTGGTAAAGATCGCGCATCCAATCATTAGGCGAATTGCTTCTGCCAGTGTCGCCCGTGGTCACATACCGGCCCTCTTCCAGCTGGTTCACCCATCTGTCTAGCTCTTCCGAAGTAAAGAATGTGCCAGCCGGTGTGGCTGGTGTCGGCGGTGGCGGTTCTTCGATAGGGGAAGATGTGTTGGATAATATGAGGTAGTTTAGCATGGTTTCTTAAATATCTAAATTTTAAATTCCCAAAGCAGTTTTCACGCTTTGATAATGAGTCGAAGTCATATGAAAAGTCAAAAGTGAATTAGCAACAAAAGCCGTTGATCCTTCTTTTGCATATGAAGCAATAGCATTGAAATTGTTGTTATAATGACAGACATCACCATAATGCCAATAAGTAGAGCTGTTGTTGATAGTCGTTTTAGTTGGAAGATTCCAGCCTGCAATTCCGTTAGAGATCAGATCTGATGCCTTCGCGTAGACAACTTTGAGCAGCCTCGGATTGCTACCCCTGTTTGGGTAATAAAAAGCTATCACAGGGGTTTCATTGATTAAGAACTTCACTAGCTTTCCAGGGCTTGCGGCGCTAAATGATTCGCCCAGGGGCAAGTTCCCTTGATTCGTCCACGTTAAGCCGTTATCAGAGCTTCTAAATTGATTCCACTCTTTTGTTGATTCATTTCTAGCGATCAGAAGAAGATTGTCGCCCCCCAGATGAATCATCGTTCCTTCATTAATGTATGTAGATCCTGTATAAACATTAACAAGCGTCCACGTCGCGCCATCATCGGTACTTCTTATTAAGAAGATAGAGGTAGATGTAAAGTCGGGTTTTGCCATGTACATTGAAGACATCAGCACACCGTTATTGTGAATCAGGTTGCCGTAAGTTCTCATTACCGTTTTGTCGTCGCCCGGCATAATAGAGGAAATGTCTGTTACAGTCCAATTGTCGCCATAATCCGATGTGTTAAAATAAATTAGCGTTGGAGATGTGCTTATATTATTTCCTGCACCGTCTCCTAAATGCTGATCAGCAAACCCGTGCCACTTTCCATTTGACCCAAACCCTCCACCCATATCTATTATCCCGAGATTTCCGGCAGGGTTGTACGCGGTGCCAGGAAGTCCCCATGTTAAGCCCTTATTTATTGACTTCCTAAACCCTATTGTGCTATTTTCGGAGAATTTGTGCCCCGCAGAACTCCACCTCGTGAAAACCTGAAGTATAATATCTGAATTAACAGGGCTTTGATCTAAGCAGGTAGACAAGTAATAAGTTGACTCACTTAATGTATCAATAACTGAATAAGTCTTAGTCTCATCCACTATCGTCTCAGGATCAACGATGGGTTCGTATGACTGTGTAAATGCGAAGAAACCTATCATAATCCGTATTTTGACATTAGTTCCTTAATAAAATAATTTTGCGTAGATCCAGAATCCACCGCATCCTGAAGAATCAAAGTTCTTATGACTGAATTGTTTCTGAGTGCAGCATTTCCGCCGGCTGAAAGCTCTAAGTCATATGTCGAGTTACCGCTATTCAGAGAACTAGATGCGGTTGATTGACTAGATAAATTCTGTGTAATGCCGTTTATCTTAAGAGTTATTCTGTTTGCAACAGACCTGCTACCATCAAAATCGAGGCAGAATACAAGCATCTGATTCGGAGTGATAACATTGTTATTGTACACGTCTGGAGATCCAACCACAAACGACCGGTGAACAACATTACCACCGTTCGATATCAGCATAGTGAGCGCATTCTCTGCATTTGACCCATTATCGGCATAACCTAATTGTATTCCGATATTTGCGCTCGAAGTTCCATTATTCCCGAAAAGCATAACGGAATAATTGGGATCAGACAAGTCTGCGAATTTTATTACTGCGTAACATGTGAACTTTAATGATGCTATGCCAGAGGCGTGATAGTGAAGAAACTTAAAAGACGCACGGTCTGTACATCTCAAAGATCCAGAACCACCAAAATTAACGCCGCTTGCAAGTGTTACACCAGTTCCATTTACGGCAAAGTTTCTTCCAGTAGGCCCAGGAGCTAATGATTTCCAAGCAGTGACATTGTTTGAAGCGTCTACTGTACCATAAAGATTATCTGTATTAGTAGCCAATCCAGCATCATCCAAAATAAGCTGAAGAGACGTTAAGGCAGCATAATTAATCGCCGACATCGTAGTAATGGTACTTGTCAAGGCTGCTGAACTTTCATTCAGCACTGCATCTTTCGCGAAATAATGAATCTTGTACGACGTACCAGGAGCTAGCCCTTCTATCACAATTGCTTGTGTTCCAGACGCAGAGTTGTAACTCCCGTATGCCGCAGCTCCTGCCCCACCTGCTTCTATCTCTGCCTTAGTGTGTAGAGAGTCCGCGCTTGGGTAAGCCGCCCAAAATATAGTACCCGCTTCGCTTAATGTATAATTAAGGGTTGAAATATAGGCCCACGTGTTAGACATTGAAACGGATGAAACGACTGGCGGAGTGGTATCATTTGCTGTAAATACCCCGCTTGGGAGCGAAACGTCTACCTTTGAAACACCATCCCAATACATCCATAATCTGTATGTTCCCGCTGCAAGAACGTCGCCTGAATTAATGCCCGATTTGAACTCAAAGCTCGTATTGAAGAATATCTTATGAACACCGTCGGCAGTTATTGTGAATCGCCTTGTGCAAGGTCTTGCAAGGTGACCAGATCCGGCCAGTGTAAAAGATATATCGGCCGACATTATCTGTTCCGCTACCCACGAATCCTTTTTGTTAAATAGGACAACAGAGGTAAATGAATCGTTTAGTACAAAAGAATTTACTGAGTCGCTTATAGCCCAATTACCAGCAGTCGTTCCGGGTGAGTCTACTTTTGCTCTTACCGTTTGCCCCGGTATTACTCCCTCTCCTCCCAAAGTTCCCGCTACTGATATAGTCCAGATGTCACCTTTTAATATCGCGCCAGCTGTACCACTTCCACCTGAAGATGGGAATAAATTAGTAGATGCATCGTGGTTTCCTCTGTCGTCGTACAATCCTACTACCGCGGCATCTACAGCATTATCTGTGTAGTTCTGTGCATCAGTCAAAACCTGATCCAACTCACTATTCAAATCCGCATTGTCCCTCGCATTTCCTTCCAGATCCGCAAAGGCACTTACGCCGACTTCAATCGGCTTTTTCCTATACAAATCCCAAAAGCTCCCATCTTTCTCCAAACAGACAATATGCTCAGACCCGATGGCGCCGGCTAATAATATCTTATTCCCAGTAATCGGCAATCCATCTTCCAAAACAGAGGAAGGCAGACTCATTTCAAGCGAAGTGGTGCCGGTGAGTTTTACTTTGTAATAGATCAGCTGCGCGTCGGACGCCGTACTTGCAAGCGTGACTGCAAAATTGCCGGTTGCTGCTATTTTAAATTTTGATATGAAATTGTTGGCGACGTTGGTGGCAATCGTAGAAGCGAAAGTAACTGCAGTGTATGCAGCTCTTTGAATATACTTTGCAAATTCTGTGAATGCTCCGCCGGTTGAGAAGGCCTTTACGCCTCCTGCCTCAGGGATGGCGCTAATATCTATCGTTCCACCGGTCGGAGTGGAAACATTGAACGTGACATCTAAAGTAGTGGTATTTGTGATAATACCAATATTGTCGCCGAACTTGAAGTGATCGACAACAAATTGAAATATCCTGCTTTCCAGGTCATCAGAATTCAATTTGGCATCCAATGCCGCCTGTAATCCTGTTATCTCCGCTATCGCATGGCTGTGAACTGATGAGGCTTTTCCTGCGAGTGCTGTATACACGCCGCCTGAGGTGATTAGCTTTGTACTTCCAGGCGTTGCAACGGATTCGGCAAGGAAGGAAATTTCGTCTCCGGTGTTTACCCAACCCAAACCAGATTGCCATGTCCACCTGGTTACTATGCTTGTGCCGACATACGCCCAGCTGCCGTTTGTGGCGGTTGGGTAGTTGGCTGTTAAAGTGGCTTCGTCTGGGAAGTACCCCTTATCGAATGCGGATCCGGTTTGGCCCAAAGAAATCCAGGTTGCACCGTCGTTCGAAAACTCTATTGCATTGGAGGTCGCATTGAAACGGATACCAGTTCCATCGGTTCCGAAGTTCAGAAGTTTGTCACCTGTGCCACCATACCCGATAGTGAAAGCTAGCGAGCTGGTTTTCTCTATAGCCTGAAGTGCTGCATACAATACAAATCCTTGTCTTGCATCCAGTACTTTGCCGGCTGTTTCGGTGGTTAGGTTGTTGGCAATGTCATCCAGGAACGATATGTAACTATCGTTTATGTCTTCAAACATCTGGCCGACACGAAGGGCGGTGTTTGCCTTCAGTACCGTTTCGTTTTTTATGGTATTCTTCTGTGATTGTAAAGCTGAACGCGTTTTTTGCGACATCTATTCGAATGTTAAATCATATGTATCATCAAATATTCCTGTCAATTCATCTGGCAGTCCGGAGAAATCCCCCTGATAGAATGCCGATTCTTGCAACAGTTTACCTTCGAATTTTAGCTTATAGGCATTTCTGCCTGAGTAGTTGTTTTCAGTGTCGAAACTTTTTACGGCTTCCATATAATTTTCCCGGTCGCCCAGGAGTTTATAATTTCCATTGTTGTCTTTGTAGACGATGATCAACCGGCGACCTCTCAGCTCTTTCAAGGCTTGCGAAAGTGTAACCGAATCTTTAGGAAGGGTACCGCTCACGCGCGCTTTGTAGTAGATCCCCAGTTTGCCAACTTCCTCGTCTTCCGAATAGCTCAAAGTTTCCTGCACAAATTTGTGCATGTACCAGCTTTTCCCACCCAGTAGTACAATATTGCTTTGTGCTACATTATTTAATATTTCGGGGAAAGATTCCCAGTCTACATCCTCCACATCGGCCAGGTACAAAACTTCAAGACCGCCCAGATTATCCCCTACTTCTATATCGATATTCTGCATCCTTTTCTAAGCTGATTTTTTCAGGGACATTCTCACCTTTTTCAGGGACAATTTCACCGAACATTTTTTTTGTTTTTTTCGCTTATACCGGTAGTAGGCTTTTTTAAGGGTTTCGAATTTTATATCATCTTCAGTCAGTTCGTATTCTTCCATGAACCTGTCGATGGCGATTTTGATTCTCACCCTTTCACCGTCCTTTGTGTTGCGGATGATAAAGGAATCTACATACAGGAAAAATTCCTTTTTGATGAGGTAATCAATAAAGAAGTTGAAGTGCAATACATTTTCTTCCGATACCACACAGCCGCTTCTTTCCTTCATATCCTCAGAAATTAGGAATTCGACCTTCTCTTTAGAATCCAGCTTTTTATAGTTGGGATTCCTGAAGGTGATACTAGGCCTGTCGAGTAGCGACAGGAACTGAAAGTGGATAGGGTCGTAAGATTTTTTGAATCTGATCTTGTCGGTACCGTAGAGCCTCATCAGGTATTTTTTCACCCGGGGCTTTACTGCGATCGCTATGGCTATAATCATTTACCTTTTTTATAAATGTTTTTTTCCGGTACTCCGATCGCACGCAAGTACATCGGCACATCAAAGGAAGGGCAGGCCTTACCAGCGTCTAACTGGTAATGACCTGCGATTTTTATAGCTGGTTTAAGTGTAATGAGATTTAATACATAAGCTTTTAAAGTTTCGTGTTGCGCCTTGGTGAGTGTATTCTTCGGATTCAGGTGTTTGTCACAACCGCCCGCATATACAATATGCCGGCTGATAGAATTGTATCCCCTTACTCCGTTGGTGATTTCCCACGCATCCACTTCGTCATCCTGGTTATAAGGCGTCAGGTTTACCAGACTTCCTTCAAGCGTTATCAGGTCAGAATAACCGACTTTTTTCCAGCCCCTCCCCTCAGGAGGAGCCGAAGTATGCATTCTGATAATGTCTTGCTTTGAAACTGCTCTGCCCTCAGGCGTAGCCGTGCAGTGAATAACCAGGAATTGAAGTTTCATCGTTGGCGCGATTTTGAGTTATAATGATAGCCAATCGTCGCACAGATTTGTGTAACAAGTGTGTATCAATAAAAGTCAGTTTGGAGTAAGGAAATGCAATAAATTGCATTTAGCTATCAGGTTTCAGCTATCAGCTGTCAGGAGTGGAGCTAGTGAGTTAATTTCATAAAAAAAGGCTTCACTAGGTAGGAAGCCTTTTAAAATTTTTAATCACACTTTATTTCTTTGTTCTGATTCTAAATTAATAGATCAATCCTTCATCACGAAAGAAACTTTTCAAAGGGCTTTTTTTACTTTCCGAAGGGTTCATTTTTTTTTCCGAAACAAAACCCTCTTTCAAAAGCCATTCGTAAGCCTCGACACTGGTAAGTATTATGTAGTGGCTAATAAACTCTTTAAATCCATTTTTTCCCAACTCTTCCAAAGTAATCTTCAGTTCATTGAGAGATAGAACTATTTGGTGCCTGGTATCGATCTTTTCAGGCTTTGGCTTTTTGCCTCTGATGAAGTGTCCCATCGTTCATACTTTTACCTTTTTACTTTTTACTTTTAACTTCTCCTGATGCCTGTACCATATCTGCCTCAGATTGTCGATATCGAGGCTGGCTTCGTCGATCTGGTGAGCCTGGAAGAAATCGATAATACTATTAACAACTTTTCCGCCGCCCCTTTTCAGAATGGTGACGTGCTTGATCATTTCCACTTCGAATAGTCCATTGAAGTACTCTTCGACCTGGTAGAAATACCGGTTAAAGTAAAATACATCCATCATAGATTCGGGGTACGAAAGTTGGAGTGTGGTGCGGTGCCTGTCTTCCTTTGTAGGTTCGGGACGATCCACGCTCAGTTTGAATTTACGTAGGTCCGATTCGGATACGACCCTAGAAATATCAACAGGTTCGTGTCCGTACATACTTATTAATAATTGTTTTACATGCTTCGATATGGGGATGGTGACAGTCTTCATAAATGATGTCTCTAATTGTTGGCGTACATTTTCTATTTTTTTCAAAAGATCGAGGTTCATCACCGGATCCTGATAGTATTCGGTTGTTAATTGTTGTAATTCTTCTGATAGGGTATTGCTCATTTTTTAAAATGATTGATTGTTGGTGTTGTCAATGAATCCATACTTGGAATGAAAGATGTTTCTCAATGTTTTATCTATCTCCCAGTAGTTTTTAAGCATTGTTACATACCCGTGTTCATCAGATCTTTTGAATTCTCCTGAGACATATTCATCATATGTGACATACTTTTTTTGTCTGAAACAATAGAAGGGGAAAACCATAAATGATCTGCCATGGAAAAAAGATCCATTCTTCAATCCAAGTACCTGGGCTTCATATACCGAGTTTTCAGAAATAACCTTTATTTCTCGGTTACTCTCTTCATGCTGTAAATAGATTGGGTATGTTTTCATTATGTATTGATTAAATACATCAATCGGCCTTCGAATTCTATGGGATCCTTTTCAACAACAAATCTGCTGCTGCTCATAACGTCTTCTATTCCGCATTTTTCCAGAAAGGTCTTTATGAATTTCAATGAAAAAATTTTCAGAGAGATATCATTAATATTTGATGTTCCTCTCAGAGAAAATCCAACCTTATCCCCTTTCAAAATAAGCCATTCACCAGATTCTGTTTCCCATAATTCAACCTTTTCCTTTTCCTTAATATTCATCAACTCTACCAATCCAGGCCCAAGGTATATATAACCTGAAGCCACAGACATGGAGATAAAACAATTGTTTGATTCGTCATTGTCGGGGTATTTGCTTTTGATTTTCATTATAAAGTCCGTTTTTGGGTGATTTTTTTAATTTATTTTTTCCTAGGCACATATTTGCGTTCGCATCGTCGCATTCGTCGCAATATGAGTTAAAACATTAATACACAGACACTTTAGTATTCGCAATAATGCCGAATTCATTGCGAACGCAAATAGGGCGTTCGGCATTCGTCGCAACCGTCGCATTCCGTCGCATCGAGTTATTGTACTATTCTTATATCTATACATATTATTTTATATTATATATTATTGATTATTAACAGTATAAAAAGACAGTCCTTCATTGCTTAAATTGTATTGCGATCGATGCGACGGTTGCGAACAGAAAACGGTATACGCGCGAGTTTTTTTTGAAAAGAAAAAGCAACTCACTTTCGGCTTCCGTTTTGGGTCAGATTGTGCCTGGTCTGGGTTCGTTATCGGCTTGGTTAACTTTAAAAGCTAAATCAGGATCGACGAAGCCCAATTCTTTTTCCCACTTGCTCTTTATTTGATAAAGGACATCTCGAAGGTCATTGATGTTATTCATATTTAAGAGGATGATTTTTTCCCCTGAAGAGACTACATTGACCTTTAAAAGGGCATCCTTCCCCGTACCTTCCTTACTAAGTTCTAATGAACCCCTAGTGCTATCGAATTTGTATATCATAACTTTTTACTTTTAAACTTTTAACTTTTTACTTACTTCCCCCGCACCCCCTTTTAAAGAAACATTCGGCGCTAGACTTTGGAGATTTTCGCCTACTACCCATCTTTTGAACATCTTCTGATCAGCAATAGGGAGGCGATTGTATTCGTGGTTTGAAATGGTACGGCCCTTAGCGCCGTACCTCTCATTGTTTTCGATTAGAACAAACATCTTTTTAGTTTTTTAGAATGGAAGATCATTTACAGCCTCGCCGTTTGAAGCAACGACTTCTGATTCTGTACTTACTACCGATGCGGCCTGCCTGGTGATTTTCTGAATCTTCCAGACATTTAGGTTAGTGTTAACACCGCTTTTTTTAACAGGCATGCCATTTTCGTCGGTAGATTCCTTTTCCCACTTTTTGCCATTGACATTAAAAAACAACTCCAGCTCATCACCAGGCTTAAAGTTTTCTACAAGAGAACACTTTTCACCTGTAAGTTGAAATTCTGGAGTATTCCTTGTGTCACTTTGATTGTTGGGTACATCAATCCAAAATCTTCTGATCTTGAATCCATTTTGTCCTACGGACTCGGTCTTACCGGCCGCGATAAACTTTCCTGTAATTGACAAATTGCTCATTTTTTATTTGGGGATTTAAATTGTTTAAAAAAGACTTAGTTTGATTTGGATCGATAGCCAGATCCTGTTTGAAGGTCTCGTACATTTCACAAGTCCCGTCGTCTTTCACCAGACTATTCAGAATGTCTGATGCGACTTTATTATTTGCAGCATCGTAATTGTAATTGATCTGCACTAAGGCAATAGGGCAAGGGTGTTCACCGTATTTGCACCTACCACACTGATCATCGAAGACCATGCCTTCGGTACCATTTGAGAAGTAAGCCATATTATTTGGATTTTAAATTTTCGTACTGTTGGATCGATTGAAATATCTGCAATGCAACCTGAGGAACAATTGCATTACCTGCGGCCATTATTGATTCTGATCGCCACTTTGGAAAGGTAATTCCATCCAGTCTGGCGGAAATCCCATCATTTCTAGAACAAATTGGGGATTGAGTTGGCCACCTTTCCCACCTGTTAATGTTTCGTTTAAAGGCCGAGAATTTCTTTCCATCGTCGCTTGACTTGCATTTGATGACTTCCAATCCCTTGCCGTTGGCGTTGGTAACAGCGCCGCAACCATTGGAAGCAGAGGGGCACCTTTGTTGTTTGTTGAGTTCATCCCCTGCTTTGCATTCGTTGCCGTGGGAGTCGGAAGTAATCCGCTTTTTGCTAGATCCTGAATTGTGGAGGAGAATATCTTTCCATTTCGAATTTTTGTTTTTCCCTCCACTCTCATTGCTCCTCCCATCGAAGCAAGAGGCGTGGGCAACAAACCATATTCTATATCTTTCGTGAGGAGCTCCAACACCTGCAGCTGGAAGTAAAAACGGTTGTACTTCGTACCCTTCAGCTTCCAGTTCAGCCTGCACCTCTTCGAATACCAACCCTCCATTCCAATTAATAAGCCCACGAACGTTTTCGCCCACAACCCAGGGCGGCTGAATTTCTCGTACTGCTCTAAGCATTTCCGGCCAGAGGTGGCGATCATCTTCTTTTCCGAGTCTTTTTCCTGAGAGGCTGTAGGGTTGACAGGGGAATCCCCCTGTAAGAATGTCAATTGTTCCCCTATGAATTGAGAAGTCGGTTTTTGTGATGTCGCTGTAGCTTGTTGCATTTGGCCAGTAGTATTTTAAAATCTTTTGATTAAATTCTTTCCACTCACAGTGTAAGACATTTTCCCAACCCATCCATTCAGCGGCTAAATCAAAACCACCGATTCCAGAAAACAATGATCCATGTCTCATCAGAATGGCGCTTTTACAGGTTTCTCATCTTCATCATTTTCTCCATCTCCGTCTATGAATCTGCGGAAATTGTAGCCTAGCTTTTCGAGGTAATCGTAGTCGAAGGCATAGGCGGAAGTGCTGGTGGTTTTGTCTCCGATCTTGAAGGTGGTTTTATTCACCAGGCCAATAAATTCGCGCGAATGGCTGAGGTAGTGGGTAAGCGAATTCTTATCCATCCCTTTGTTTTGCCCTTGTTTCCTCAGAGATTCCAGGTAAAGCGGGTGTACTTTGGTCATGCACAGGAAGAGTACATCCTTTGGCAATGCAAATTCCTTTGTTTCGGATTCTCCGCGGCCTTTCATCACCTTCACAGACTGGATACGCTTCACCTTGAAATCCTCCTGATCCTTGATCTCTCCACGGCTGACAAGGAAATCCACCTGATCCCAGAATGTATTGGTTTCTTTTGCACTACTGATCAGGCCGTTTTGAGACCTCACGTTGGCAAAGAATGTTTCCTTTATTTCCTTGTAGCTAAATGGAAAATGCAATTCCTCTTCCAACAGTTTGAACATGGCCAGCGGTATAGATGCATTGATCATAATCCGCTCCTCAATACCAGAATCCTTACCCATTTCGGTATTGAATTCCTTCATTACCGAATTGAATACTTCGTGATATTCTTCCTGTACTTTCTTCCTGAACTTGTTGAGGCTCCCGGAAATATGGCTGAGCCCTTTTGATTGCAACGTCCTCAGGTCATCATTCAGCTTTCTTTCTTCCTCGCTAAACTCGGTCTGGTGGTACTGGCAAAGAATTACCCTTTTGAAAAGCGCATTATCGGCCACCGGAAGTTCTTGCCCCGAAATAATACAGGCGGAGTTTACAGGCGTGGAAGTGGTTTTATTACTACTTCCACCGGTGGCGCTGAATTCTCCTTTCACGTGGCCAGCTCCATCGTAGGCGCCTTTCAAATCCTGGATTCTCTTTATCTCTATCGAATTTGAATACTCATCGAACCATACCACGGCATTCCTGAACTGCGCAAAGGTCCGGTGAAAACCAACTGCGGTACCGGCGTTTAGGTTGAATGGTTTTCTTTCGAGGCCAAACATGTAGGAGATAGACCAGCCCATGTTCGACTTTCCGGTACCAGGAGGGCCAAACAAAAACAGGTGCGGGAAAAATTTGAACCGGTGGTAAATGATATCCCGGAAGACAGACGCGATATAATAACACAATCCGATCTGGCCGTTTTCCTTGTGCACCTTGCAGAAGAGCTCAGCCCAATCCCTGAACTTCACATCTGGCCTGGGCACGTATACAAATTTCTTTTCCATTTCGTAAGATTCATCTTCGTTTCTATAGATGGAAGACATTGCCGGGATGAAGTAGTGGCGGTCTTCCTCGCCGTTTTCTGTCTCAATCTTGTGCGCTATGATTCCAAAATCATCCACACCGGTAAACCTGGAATTGTATATCCCATTGGCGAATGCATAGAACCCGTCTTTGTGCCAGCCCAGTGTTTTTATTTCCTCGGCGTCTTTGGTAAGGTCGTATAGTTTTTCCTTGATCCGGTGAAACTCGATCTTACTGGCATTCATCAGGTAGTTTCCTTTGCCCTCGACGAATGAATTGAATTCGGTAATACTCACCAGCGCCTTTGCCGGCACATCGATGATTTTACTAAGGTTGTATTTGTTACGGATCTCGAAAAGCCTTTTCGGATCAGTGTTGGACTGGATCAGGAAAAGCGGTTTGATCACGAAGTTCGAAATATTATTGATCGATATGGTCTTGGATTTGAATTCGTACTTCGCATAGAAATACTGGTTTTCCTTCTCAATGAAACCATATTGATTGATTTCCTTTTTCATCTCGGGCGTTACTTTCCAATCGTCGAAAGGAAGAATATAAGACCAGTCTTCATATCCTTTTCCCTCCGCACCTTCGGCCACACCTGGTTGAATGGTTTTGATATACCGGTTATCGATTCCATAATCCTTTACGATCTTGAAAAAAATATCGGGAGTGGTAAACTTCGAGGTTTTGATGGCATTGGTGAACTTGTCGTCCACATCCTTTTCCTTGTAGTCGGGATGGAAGGAACTGACCTTATGAAATAACGGTCTACCTAATTCACCAAAGACAGAAAAGGCAAAACCGATCTGCAACCAGTTGTCATAGGCAGAAGTGATATCCTTTTTCGCCTCCATGATGCGGTCCACTACCTGGATGGCGCGTTCGTAATATCTGTTTCTCTTCCAATCCCAGCCCTCTTTCCCAGTCAATTCGATCAGTTCGCCGGTTTCTTCATCCAGCTGCACAAAAATCGATTGCTTATAAGCTTCTCCAATGGGGGGTGTGGGGGGTGTATTCATACCAGGGTCTTCGCCCCCCTTTGTGATAACAACAGTTTCGGACTCGGGGTTGAGAAATAAGTTCTCGTCATAGGAGACAAAACAGGCCCGGGATACATCTTTCCCGGACTTGTCTACTACTAACCTATGACTCACATTAAAATGTTCTTCCAGGAAAAGGAAAGATTCGAGGTGTTTTGTTGGATCAATTTTCACCAACACCTTCAGCCCTTTTCCTGATGGGCTTATGAATGAGCTATATGTATACTTGTCTGCATTTACTTTTTTTATCGCATTCTCAAGCGTCGAAAGCTCCTCAAAATCAGCGCAGAACTGATCCTGATTTAATTTTTTAACAGCATGTTCGTACGGTTCGAGGTCGTCGAAGTCGAGACAGATAAACCCCGAATGATTGATAAGGTTTTCAACTGCCCGGTTGGTAAAAGTGCCGGAGAAAGTGACATAAGGCAAATCAGCTTTTAAGGTCTTCAGGATACTTTTATTATCCGTCGCCCTGATCTTCAGTATTAAGTCTTTGTATGTGCCATGTTTGAATGCGTGTAATACCTTGTCGATACTCGTATCGATCGTAGGCTTCTTTTGTTTAATGCCATTTTGAAAAAAGGAAATATGAGACATTTGGTTGGTGAGTATCAGGTTAGAGGTATGGGGTATCAGGAGGACATTCGTTTTTTTATCATTTCATTGGCATAGAAAAACCTCCATTGGGTTATCCTTTCAATTTTATCCCTATATCTCCAAGCCGCTATTGCTTTATATTTTTCATCCCACTCTTTAAGGAATTCTGCAACCTTATTTTTAAGATCTTCAGGTATTGCTGATTCATGTTCTGGGTGCCATTCGTCACATTCGTCAATCCAGAAATTTTTTATAGTATCCTGTTCTAATTTTGAAAACCTTCCATTTTCACACATGGGGATAGGCAGTGTCGGCTCTGGGGACATTGAATGTTTAAACCAGTCTGGAACAGATGGCGCATTAGATGCATAAAAGTCTATAATTTCTACTTCCATTGTTTTACATTTTTTAAAGGTTCCTTATACACTCTTGCCTGATCTACCAGATCATATTTCACCTGGTACTTTCTATTCAGCATGTTGATCTGGAATAGGTATTCATCTCCGTACTTGATCATCCGGTCGATTACATCCTGCAGGGTTTCCATATCGAGCTCCTGCGGTTTAGGTTTTGAGATTGCTTCCGGCATGGCTATAGTTTCTTAATGCGACGACGAACAAAATAGAAGTACACCTCGGTCACTACCCAGGCAAATGAAAAAGTGCAGATAATAATGGCAAGGACGATGTAAAATATCGCCTGATAATCATTTTCAGGTCTCATAATGTGAAGTTTGATATGTTATACTTTTTTATAATCCGGAGTAGCGTTCTTTCCTTCCTTGTGGTTGGTCTGTCTTTGTTTATGCACGATTTACATGTATATGCAAGGCCATCCCTTGAGCTGGTGTGCTTAAAGAATTGTTCTCTTTTCAGGTACTTGTTGCAGTTGTTGCACTGTTTTGTCGTTTCTCTAAACTCCTTTCTACATTCCTTGCATTTTGAATGGTGCAGATCGCTACTGTAACTGTCTTTATGAAATGCACTCCAAGGCTTTTCCTCATTGCACATGTGGCATTTCTTTGTTTTCCTGATATTCATTATGTCTTTAGTGTTTTAAAAGTTGGTCTTCGTCTTCAGGTAGGTAAGCGTCCATCATCATTTCGGTGAGAGAGATTCTACGCTTAAGCTTTATTTCCTCATTGGGTTCTGTGTCCCTCACGACACGAAGACGCTTGTTGAGTCTTCGGTGCAGGTTCATGAGATAAGGCAATGAGGTCAATGGGTTACTTCGTTGAGCTATCATGTTTTTTATTTTTGAGTTTATCGATCGATTCAAGAACCACAGTTTTACCCATATGAGAAGCCAGGAAGCGGCAAACACGATTAATCTTTGCTTGTCGCGGAGCGAGCTTGGTAAATAATGTGATTTTACTTTCCATAAGTGCGAATGATTCAGCTTCATCATGTGATGAAATTTTTATGTAGAAAAATGAAACCTTATTATTTGATCGCCGTAGGTGGGAGAAGCTTCAATCGTTGGCGCGAATTCGAAACTGCTCTTACCTTCAGCCAGTAAACTTTTACTGGCTGTTTTGTTTGGCGCGTGTCAAGACAACCTTCAGTTCTAGTTTATGGATCTGAGTATGGATGTCCACCTTTGCAGGCACAATCTTGTGCCTATTTTCTTCCGTCACTGTTATTTTATTGAGAATATTAAGCGCTACCTGGTAACTGCTGATTGATGTGAGGATGTCTTCCATTCTATTTGCTGAATAAACCAAGCTGAGAATAATTCTGGTTGTCGATCAAGAGGATCTCCCTCTCAACTTCCTTGTGCCTTTTCATAAGCCTGTTGATGAGTTTATTTAGTTTTTTAAGGTAGGTAGCTAAGCGGTAACGCTCTTCCAGACTGGAATTGATGAGTTGATTTTTTCCGTAGAAGTGGTTGAAGAGGACTTTGTAGCATTCTTTTTTGAAGAGGATGAGCTTCGGTCGTATTTCTGGCTTTACTTTCCCAGTTTCAATCCCGAAAAGCCATCCTTGAATGTACTCAATGGGTACACAAAACATAGGTTGAAGTACATTTTTGGCATCTGGTGCGTACTGATCAGTACATACCTCACCCAGAATTTCATCGTTTTTAATCCCTCTTTGTGCTGACTGGGCATTTAATCCGATGGCTTCGGCTATTGGTTTAATGGCAATCCACCATTGTCCTGATACTTCTACGGCGAGTATTTCGCTATCGTGGAATTTTATTAATTCTGTTTTCATTTTTATTGGCTTATTAAGGTTTCTAGTTTTCGTTCGAGATCTTTTCTTCTCTCTGCTTCCTTTTCCGCAAGAGAAATAAGTTCGTCCATCACGGGGTGAGATGTGTCGAAGTCATTGATTACTTGGGAAACCGTTTTACGGCTTACTTTTAGCTTATCCTCAACGATTTTTGTATATCCCCTTGGAAGGGCGGATTTAAGCTGAGCTACCTTTATTCTAACATTGGTACTCTTTTTGATTGTGTCAGATTCTTGATTTCGCATTTTTTTCTCTTTGGTTATACAAATATGTTCAAAACAACGGACATATCAAACAAAACTGTTTAAATATTGTACTCATAATTGTTCAAAATGTTACACAATTTTGCTTACATGATTCACCGAGGAGAAATTGTAAGAAAGGAAATAGATAAAAGTGGCTTTAATAAGAGCACTCTTGCTGATCGATTAGGCATTTCTAGGGGTACTCTTTACAATAAACTTGAAGAGGTGAATTTGGGGTGGGAATTTATTTTCCAATTGGGGAAAATAATAAACCATGACTTTTCAATTGATTTTCCTGAACTCAGGAAAAAAACTTACATCATATCAGAAGATATCAGTTCTGCCGAAGAGGCAGAGTTGGATAATTACAATCTTCCTGAGTGCAAAAAGAAGCTCGAACAGATGAGGATAAAATACATCACTCTGTTCGAAAAATACACTCAGCTTTTAGAAAAACAAGGAGGAATCAATTAACCCCAATTTATATATGAATAAATTAATTACGCTAGTACTGGTGTTTATCACCACTGTTTCATTTTCTCAGGAATCACGAACAAACTGGACTTTTTCGGAAGTTGTCGAAGTACCAAATGTCACAAAGGACGAATTGTATATTCGAGGGAAGTCGTGGTTTGCGAAAACATTTAAGTCAGCCAATAATGTTATCCAAATGGACGATAAAGACGCCGGTAAAATCATTGGCAAAGGCGCTATAATGATTGAATCTAATTGCACCATCTGTGGCGCATCTGGAATTCATACTTCAAACGGCGGCCCTGTATCCTTTACAATAGAAGTGTCATTCAAGGATAACAAGTTTAAGTACGACATCACAGGCTTAACCCATAGCGCAAAAAGCCCTGGCGGCAATTTGGAAAACGAAAAGCCTGATTGCGGTGGAATGGCAATGACTAAAAAAACATGGGCGGCTATAAAAACCCAAACCGAAGAAAAGGTTTTAGCCATGATCACGAGCCTGAAAACTGCTGAAACTTCAGCCGCAAAAAGCGAGGAATGGTAGTATAAAAATCCCCATGGTTTACCATAAATATTATAACTAGTTGATACTCATAGGTAGTTCACTAGGCGTCGGGACTACCAAAACACCTTGAAAGCCTGATTATATCAGGCTTTTTTACTGAAAAACGTTTACCAAAGGTTTACCAGCGCCTGAAAAACCTAACATAATTTACCACCCATTTACCAAATGGAACTCAGTTGCTCATTTAAATTGTGTATCCGGAAGGATGCTGAAAGGCCCGATGGAACGGCTTCTTTGTACATTCAGGTCATTATTAATAAAAAAATCAAGCGGATTCCTCTAAAAATATTTTGGCCTGTAAGCCATTTTAGGGACGGTTCAATAGTAAAAAGATCAAAGGTTGATCAGGATTTTAATGATTATTCAATTATTATCAATTCTGAAAAATCGAAGATCAACGATATTTTCAAATTATTCCGGCTCTCAGGAAAGACTATGACAATGGATACTTTCTTCGAGCACTACAATAATGGCACTTCAAAGCTTGATTTTATTGCATATTGGGAGTCTAAAATGAAGGAGCTGTACAAAAGGAAACGTATTGAGTACCTCACACTGAAAACGCACACTACCAGCTTCAACAAGCTGAAGGAATTCAGGAACCCTCTTATGTTTCTTGAGATCAATGAAAAGCTTCTTGAGCAATACGAATACTGGTTGAAGCTGAAGTACAAGTCTTCTAACAACACGATATGGGCAAGGCTGAAGGACTTCCGTACCTACTGCAACCACGCCCGCGAAGAGATGATAGTATTCGATTATCCTTTCGATAATTACAAAGGGATCAAATACAAAAATCCTGATATAGAGTTTTTGACCAAGTCTGAACTTAAACAGATGTATGACTTGTGGATGACACCAGGGATAAAGAAAAGCTGGAACTTAATACTTAGACAGTTTCTATTTACTTGTTTTACTTCCCTCCGGATATCGGATGTAAAGAAGATTGGGAAAAGTAATATTATAAACAATGAGCTGGTTTTTATTCCCCACAAAAACAGGAAGAGAAATAAGATCCTCAGGATTCCTTTGACTGAAATGGCTAAGAAATTTTTGGTTGACAATGATATAGAAGAGTTGTTCAAAGAGTACGCCGAACAATACTGCAACAGGGTTTTAAAGGATATTGCCTCTGAGCTTGAGATAAAAAAGAAGCTTACCAACCACGTCGGCCGGCATACCTTTGCTACTATGTTCCTGGAATCAGGAGGAAGTGTAGAGGTTCTTCAACAGATAATGGGACACTCTAAAATTCAGACAACGATGATTTATGTTCACATTACCGACGCCAGGAAGAAAGAACAGTTGAAGTTGATGGATAATATTTTTTAATACTAGTTGTAATTGTAGTTCATTATTGGGCTTTCACTCCCATGTCGTCAAACATGTCTTTGAGATTATAAAGGTCGAACAACATATGTTTCTCCTCTTCTCTTGTGATGTTTGGGTGATGTTCCAGGCTCAGTTTCCTGATAATGATTTCCAGTTGTTTAGATACCTCACCCGGACTATTTGAATAAAAATGGTTGAGTACCTCCCACAATGAGGAAATATCAACCTGTTGATTGGTGAAAGGATTTTGGACAAGATAATCACTGTTGTTTTCATTGTTTCTCTTCATTTTAGACAAAGGTTAATAACATATTTCTAGGTGTAGATAAACTAACGGTATTAATCAACAAAAATTAAAATCAAAAAACAATATATTGAAACATTTAATTTATCCACAAAAAATAGTCTGGATTTGCCAGACTATTTTTTAAGATATCGCGTTTTGCGCCCTTATCGCTGCTAACTCATTCAGCCCGTCTTCCACTTCTGTCAACAGGTTTTCAACTCTTAGTAGGTTAGGCCAGGCGGATACAGTTGCGTTTAAAGTATCAAGCTTACTGTCGATCGATTGAAGAATTGCATTTGATTGATCCACAGCTGGCGTACTTGTGGAACCGGAAGGAACCCCGGACAGAGGATCTGTAGTGGGTCCACCTTCGGCAAATTGCTTTTTCTGCCTTACATTCTCAAGATATCCCATAATGTTAGCGCCTTTGGGATCTTTGATCATCCAGTTTGGAGCGACCCATTCCGTACCAGCTTCTCCAATTTCGCCAATTCTCCTGGATGGAACCCAGCCACCATCCTTGAAGGTTGCCTGTGATCCACCCGTAAAGCCTCCTACTGCAAAATGATTGATAACATCTTTCCATTTAATAAATCCTTTCTTAGGAGCTTGTGCAGTAAATCCGCCTTTTGCAAATGATGAATCAGGTTGTTTAGAAATGGCAGCTACCTGAAGACCTCCCATTACACCGGCAAGAGCTGCAAAAACTAAAGCTAATGGCCAGGCACCCTGCAACGCTGAAGAAATACCCAACGCAGTGTTGATCAAAGCCTGGATGATGGCTGCACGTTTGTTTTTTTTCTGCTGTTCTCTCTTCTGCTTTTCAACCTTCTTATTGTACTCGTCATCGGCCTTTTGTTTCTCTGCGTCATACTGATCCTTTGTTATTTTCCCGGTCTTAAGTTCTTCGTCCAGTTTCGCGATACGAGCGTTTTTTACCTTGTCGGCATCATCAATTTTTTTGGCCGTCTCTGCCTGTGAAAGTGCATTGATGGAAGAAACCAAACCGCTTGCTTGCTGTAACCAGGTGCTTGCTGTTTGCAGCATGCTGTTTCTTCGCCTTGACTGGAATTCTTCCTCGGCGTTCTCTCTTTTTTGGTCATACTCCGCATTGATGGCTTCAATTTCTTCCTTTAATAAAACATGGTCTTCCAGCTTTGTTTCACGCTCCCATTCAAGTTTTTCCAGAAAGGCTTCCTGTATTGCTTCCGGGTCTTCTGAGTCCGCCGCTTGGATTTCTTTTATTTGCATTAAAGCCGCCTGCCTCCTGTTCTCCATATCAATGGACTCCTGCAGCTTCCTTTCGTCCCTGTCGGCCTCCATCTTATCCAGCTCATTCCACTGTTGTTGACGGATTAGTTTAATGAGCTGTGCTTTCTGCTCTTCGCTACCTACCAGGTCTTTTATTTCCTTGTCTGCATTTGCTATAGTCTGAACGCGGCGCTGTTCATACTCATCAGAGATAAGTTGAATCTTCTTCTGAGAAATTAATTCCTGAGATTTTATCTCATCCTCAGCGGCTTTTTCTGCGGCCTTCTTGGCTTCTTTTTCGGCCTTTTCCTTTTCCTTTTGCTGTTTCTTTCGCTCTGCATTGGTGATAAGTGTTTTCTTTTCTTCGGCGGATTTTACTCCATCAACTTGTTTGTCAAGCTCTTTTGATTGTGATTCAGTGGATTTTTTAACTTCTTCTTCCTGGAAGCCAAATACATTTTTCAAAGTATCGGTAACTCCTTTTGCATTCTTCTCAAGGTTTTTACCCATCGTCTCGAAGTTTGCTTCAGGATTTAATTTGAAGTCGGCTCCGAAAAAGTTGGCTACCTCTTTCCCTTTATTAATAAGAATATTCAATCCATCAACGGCCAGTTGAAGAGCCCCGACAAATACCTGGAAAGGAATTAGGGTAATCTTAAGTGCTTTCGCTAAAAGGTTGAAAAGACCAACGGACGAATTCACCCCCTCATTCATAGGAATGAAGTTTGCAATGAGTGATTTGAATGCATCAATGATTGTGCTTGCTGCACTTCCTATAATCACAAATACAGAAATAAGGGGATCTGCACCCGCTATAATCTCTGTAATTCCCTCAATAAAATCTGCTAAAATCGGAAGTAGTTTTTCACCTACTGAAATTTGGAACGCTTCCAAAGTAGCGCTCATGCGCTTTTGTTTGAACTCGTATGTATCTGTATTTTTTGCAGCTTGTTCGTAAGCGGAACTAGTACCAGTTACAGCCTTGCTTAATTCATCTACTCTACCACGATTTTCAATTAAGATCTGCGCGGCATTCTTGTTCTCAAGACCAAAGACGCGTGTTATAGCTGACGCATTGCCTTGGATTTTTGCTAATTCATTAAGCCTTTCACTCAAAGGTTTTGTTGAATCAGCTAATAAGTTAATATCAACTCCGGCATCTTTTAACGCGGCGAGAGCTTCAGTAGGAAGTGTATCAGGCGCTGAAAGCTTTGCAAGAACGTTTCTTAGTGCTGTCCCTGCTTCCGCGCCCTTTTGTCCTTTTTCTGCTAGGGTTTCAATTAACGCTACGGATTCTTCAATACTGATATTAGAAGCTTTGGCGGCAACGCCGAACTTCAAAAGAGCCTCTGTGATATCTGGGATCTCGGCTGCACCTTCTTTAGAACCTGCGGCAAGGGCATTGATATACCTACTTGCTTCACTTGCTGGTGCACTGAATTGATTTAATGCATCAGTTAATTCTGTGGCGGCTTGCGGAAGTTCTTCACCTGCAGCTTGACTTAAAATTATGGCCTCTTTTGTCAATGCTGCCAACGCTTCTTTATTCTGAAGCAATTCTGGTTTTGCGGAACCAATTAATTTATATGCCTCAACAACTTCTTTTGCACTGAGACCCATTTCTTTCCCCACTGCTTTCGCATTATCTGCATAGAATTTAAGGTCTTCGCCTTGTGCCCCTGTGATTGCAGAAAGGTTTTTTAGTGCGGCGTCAAATTCCTTCGCAGCCTTTACCGAATCCTTAAAAAAACCGACGACAAGTTGTACAGCGAATGTGATTCCAAAGGCAATTCCAAGTGCACCAACAGTGGTTTTCAGCGTATCCATAATGCCGCCCATTCCCTTCATGTTCCCTTTGATCTCAGTGATCTTGCCATTCATGTCGGTGACTTCCTTCAATTTGTCGCGCCACTCTTTGGTGTTTCTTGGAAGTTCCTTAAACTGCGCATTCAACACCCTCAACGCCTTTTCCATTTCGCCCAGGGAGGCGTTGGCTTTTTGGCCGTTGATAATGATCTCGACTTCCCGTTTGGTTTTATCGGCTGCCATCTATAGTTCTAATTTTTGAGGTAAATTTTTATTGATTGAGGCCAGGAGGATTTCGCCGGCATTGTTTGACATCGCTAGGCTCAGGGCAAATATTTCTTTGTTGATCCGCTTGGAGTACCAGAGTTTTTGTTTTCGACCTTTTCGGCTTCTGCCAAGCTTGTCGGCATCTCCAAACTTCTTTCCTTTACCGACGCCCATATCGACAAACATTCCATACAGGTAGTAGCTCAGGACCGCTTTGTCTTCTCCCCTGAAATCGACCTTAATGGAGGATTTAAGCGTTGATGTTTTCCCGACTTTGTATTTGTCTAAACTTTTGCCTAATCTTTCTTCTGTGATCTCACCCCACTTTTCGAGGGCTTCTTTTTGGGTCATAGCCTGACTTTGAATGTTTCTGTTTTGCTGGGTTTCATTCCGTCTTTTTGGCTTATTTGGGTGGTGATTTTTGATAATAAGAATTTGTTGTAGTCGATCATTTTCTTTTCTTCCATCTGGTTGGTGAGAAGATCGACGATATTGAACCGGATATTCCAGCTCACTGGCTTGGTTTCGGCGAGAAAATCTAGCCAGTCTTTGAAATCAATGTTGTATAGCCCGTTGGTACCGCTCCATCTCAAACTCCTTCCTGAGATGGTATGTGCCCCTTGTGGATAAAGATTGCTTGCGGAATCTGGCTGCATGCCATTGTAGAATAGCAGTCTGAAAGTGAATTTGTTGGTGCCCAGTTCGTGTAGGCTGGATGTTCCTTTCTGATTTACTACCGGTACCGTCCAGGAGCGCGCGGGATAGATAGAATCGTCTACCTGTTGGCATAAGGTTGTTGATACTTTCGTAGTTTTTTCGTCGGCTCCATTACCTATTTTATAAGTGATCCACGAATCAGATTCGGACTTTAGCGCCTCGTCTAAAGAATCCATTTCCTGCACCAGCTTGAACCCGTTGCTTTCGTTGGGGTCAATCTGGTATAAAGGATCTGCTTTCCGGGTAAAATCTTTGTAGGACTGGTTTGCGAGTACCTCATTGTAAGAGATAATCTTTACTTTTTTACCGGTCGGGTTGAATACAAATCCCAGCCCGAACATGTTTTTTATGGCGATGATGAACTCACCCACCGTCATATCCGGAACGTGATTGTTGAATGCAATTGAAGTGGAATTGAGTGCGTAGTTATTGTAGATAACCAGCTTATTTATTAGAGCATCTTCAAGAAAAGCCCCCTCCACTTCGTACCCAAAAACATGGAATGTTTTCCTGAGAATGTATACCAGGTACGGAAAAGGCGTGACGACGTTGAGATCTGAATAGGTGGCGAAGGTGCCGCCAACATTATAGTAATTAACATAACCTTCGAATAAGCTGTTCTTATCTCCCCAGAATCCCACATTAGAAACCGGAAACAAAGCGTAGTTTGTATTTGTGGTAACGAGATTGAGCGTGTCGGTGCCCAGGTCGATACTCTGCATACTCACCCCGGTGATCCTGCTTTGGAAGTCGCCAGCATCTGTTCCGAAAGTGAACGAATACCCGTCCTTCGTTGGCTTGATATTCCTGATCACGCCGGTTTTATAGAGAATTTTATCAATGAAGAGCTGGGCTTCTATGATGTTATTCAGATTGCTTTGGTTCGAAATAATACTTGGAAAACCTAATTTTCTTTGATTGGTCTTACTATTAATCGCAGGCGTAGGAAATGAATAGGCACCAGGTATTGTATCGTTTGAGAAAAACGGGCTGTTTTGCTCCAAGGTCAAAGAACCATTGGGGGCAAGGTCCAGAAATTCGTCACCTACTTTTATCGCGAACATCTATAAACGGGGGGTAAATTTTGAAACCTTTGGTAAATCGATTGTGAATTCTATACTCTTCAGTGTGTCGTCTTCGTCGAATATCTCGGCGTTTCTTGAAGCGATATTGACAGGGATATACCTTTCGTCTTTGAACAGATAATACACTGTGCTCAAAACAAAATCCTGAAGCCTGGTTGAATAATCACTGGATATATAACCAGTGCTTACTTTAATGGATGGGCTACCGATCTTAGAGATGATTTCGAAATCTGCCTCTGATACACCGTGATTGTATGGTAATATCTTGTCGGCCTGGACCTCATCGGTGTCAATCGTCATCTTTCCTTTTCCTGTCGCTGAAAGTGTGTCGAACCCTCCCATTGAATTGAGGAACATCAGGAATCTTTTGATCGGGAAATAGTCGGTGATCAGCTTGTATTTCTTCACCTCGCTGATGATGTTGTCATCTGTATCGGTGATGAATACTTCGTAGGCTTTTACCGTTCCGGATGCAATGTCGGCAAGCTCCAAAAGGTCGTGCCCTGAAGGAATAATATACAACTCATACTTTAAAATATCGGTCTGAGTGTGGAAAGTAAATGTTTCGTCAGTTCCATCTGTATTGTAGACTTTCACCTTTGCTTTGAAAGACGTCAGATCAAAGCTATTTACCATGAAATATAAGTATTCAGGCTGTTCTTTGAAGACGTTTTTGACCGTTGGCGACCAGGTGAAAAATGGCTTTTTAGTGGCCTGGTAAGATGAGAAGAATGTATTTGCAGCATATTCCTCTTCGCTCAATCCACCTAATACCACATAATTCATATCAACTTGTGTGTAGGTGGCTTCTTCGGGAGGCGTGCCGTACTTCTCAGTATACTTCAGATAGAACCTTTTGAAGTTGTTACCCGCGAGGGTGACAGTGTTTTGATTTACTGCAGGTAATGTCGGCTCTACATACGCAGCCAATGCGGTCTGCGCATCGAAAACCGTTTTGCCTTCCGAATCTGCCGGCTGCTCCATCACCAATACTTCGGTGAAAACGCCAGATAGATATTCTAACTCAACATAGACTTTGCAGATAAAGGAAAGGTTGTCTTTTGTCTCAGGATCTTCGGCGGCCAATGCCAGGATGATCGGATTGTCTGAAAAGAAAAAGCGGTACTGGGCTACAGACGGATTTGCAAAAGCCATACAGCCATTTGCATCGGTGATCTGCACATCATAATCCCCCGGAGGCATGTCGGTTCGATTCTGATCCGTTGATCCATCGTGAGTCCACAAGAAAGTATAAGGAGCTGTGCCACCTGTGACAACTAGCGTGATATCGCCACCCTCAACCGTTGCCGTTGCTTCTATCGGGTCCGGCTCCGTGATTTCTATTTCCAGTTCTACAGTCTGCGCGGCCGCGTCTGTTACGATTACAGTGTATGTGCCTGCAGGAAGTAAAGACCTGTTTTGCGTACCAGGTCCATCGCCCCACGCGAATGAATAAGGAGATACACCGCCGGAAGGCGAAAGGGTTATCGATCCTAATTCATCGCCATTACACGCGTTATTTACATGCTCTTCGGTGCATAATAAAGTAGATAAAGATGAAAGTATTTCACTTGAGAGGGTAATACTATTACCACCTCCATATGTGTTAACAGAGGCTAAGAAGTTGTAATAAACATTGTCAACCAGCGCAAATATGTCCACACGATAGTTGCCTGCCACATTGCTTCTCGAAACAGAATACCAGGTACTATAAAAGTCATTTACATAGTTGTATAGGTTTAAACTCGCATCTGCAGCTGATTCACCTGAATTTCTGTTGAAAGTTTGTACAACTCCATTCAGCTTGAATGTAAGTGTGTTAAAGTCTGTTACAGGCCCTTGAAAAAGTATTGCTAACTCTGATGCAGCCATTTAACTAAATTTTTCAGGTTTGAATTTTAAATTTTCATTGGCCGTCTTCATAAAAGGCACATCTATCCACACCCCCCACAAATCGTCTTTTGTGATGTTGGCAAGCTTTTCCATCTCAACTTCGGCAATGTCAAATACATACTTTGGTCGCCTTGAAACATCCCTGAAGTAGTTTTTCAAGTATCCTATTACTTCTTCGCCGATCTCTTCAGTTTCATCCAATACCCGTTCCTGGTCGTCGAAGTCGTCTTTTTTGGGTTTGTCTAGAATGGCAAATGCAGCTGGGTAAATCTTCCAGATGTTGTCTGAAATTTTATCCATGTACTTGTTATCGTAGCTCACACATAGCATAAAAGGAAACTTTATTTTCGTGCGCATGGATGTGAGGAACTCTTCCATTATTACGCCTTTCAACATAGGATTTACCCCGATTACAATTCTTGCGAAGTGCATCGAAGTAGGGCTATGCTGGATGTCTACGTGTGTTTCAGCTATTGTCCTGAACAGTGCTGTATATTCTGAGTGCCTCATTTCTTCTGCGTTCTGGCTTCTTTAAGTTGATTGTTCATATACCGGAAGATGGTGTGGATGAATTCATCGGCGGCCTGGTTGATCGTTCCGAATTTGTCATTTGGAAGGGACAACAGAACATCGCCCCAGTTTCCGCCTTTCTTCTTTTTCGCCTCCGGATCTTCCCGGAATACTTCCTGATTCAGGTTTTCCAAATGAGCGCGACACCCTTTGTACCAGGTGACAATCATTTGTTTTTTGATAGGCGACAGTTTTGAAATCTGCTTTGCTCTTTTATCTACAAGATGTTCGTTGAATTTTTCGCGAAGGTCGCCGGGCTCCGCTTGTTTGTCTATTGGCCTGTAAAGGCAGGCAATGAATTTATCCAGAAAGAACTTTTTTGTTTTCTCATCCTTTGCCCTGGCTGATTTGCCAAGGAAAGTGTCTGCAAACATAAATTCCTTGAAACGGATATTGCTAAAGTCGTCAGTAGGGCCGGCTAGCTTATTCAAACCAAGAAAACCGAATCTTATAATCGGCAGATTGTTTTTTGTGAGGGTGCAATCCTTGAAAATAAAATTGGTCAGGTATAAAAGGCAGGCGATATCGTAATCCTGAAGGGAAAAGAAAATAGAGTTCTTGACTCCTAACAGAGATTTAAGGATATAACACCTTGTTGAAATTTTTGGAAGATCTGTGTTAAGTACCCTAGTGATGTCTTCGAGTTGCTTTTTACTCAGTTCATTCCATGTTTCAGGAACTGACACACCTATGGATTTACCCCTTTTACCTCCACCTCTGAAGTTTATGGTTAGTTCCTTCATTTTATGATCTTAAGAAACCGTAAGACATTCCATACAATAGCCAATGCACAGGCAATCAAAGCGGCATACAGCCACCAAGGCCACACAGTTTTCTTTGTGTCAGATTGGCTTTTGATAATCTTGTCGAGACATGGCACTTTCACAAAAATGGTATCGTAAATAGTTTCAACTATCAGGTTATTACCCTGTAAATCAATAGTAGTTTTGGTTTGGTCGGTTTTGAATTCCTGATTGACTGGAATCGGCATATTGGTAACCGGATCGCATTTGATCACGACATTCATTTTGCTGTCCGCTGGTTTGACACCTACGGGCACAAGTCTGATTTTTTCGGTTTCTGTGTAGGAAGTTTTAACTGATTTCTTTGTACACGCGAACAACAGGCACAAAGTGAAAAGGAGAATAAGTTTAGATTTCATCTGGCGGATTGTTTGTATTGCTCATATTTTTTAGCGCATCCCTGCCACCTTTCGACGCCCCGTAATAATAGCCGATTACCAATCCGGTAAGTGTCTCAACCATGCCTGAAACATGTATGAAAATAGTCGACTTTACATCTAAAAAGATGGCCGAAAGGACGGTAACCACAAAACAAAGTAGGATAACCGATCCGGCTATATGCATGAAAAGAAGATCGAACTTGTGGTGGTCACTTTTTCGCATTGTTAATCATCAATTTTTCAAGACCATTTATTTTATCATCTATATGCTTCTGGAGATTAAGAGTCATTTTATCAAAGTATTCTTTTTGCAATTCTTTTTCCCTGGCGGCTACAGCTATGGCTGTGGTATTTTGATTCATCTGCTTTTCCATTTCGTCGACTTTTGAAATAGTTTTTTTAAGGAAAAATGATAGCGCACCTATAACTATTGCCGATACTGTTTTGTACAAATCCTCCATTTTAACCGAGCGCGTTATATATTTTTCTGGTTGTGTCGTCATTTTTAATCACACCAAAATCGCCGTTAGCTGGCGCATGGTAGGAATCGGAG